TAATCCAATAACAGGATGGGGAGAGAGTAGGAAGCAAGAAGATTACAGGTTTAAAACAGAACAAAAACTTATTAAAGAAAGGGCTATTGCCAAAAGAGATAGGTTATCAAAAAAAGAAAGTTAGGTATGAAGATTATATTTGATGCTGATAGTTTAATTTACGCTTCTTGCTTTAAAAATAAAGAAGATAGAGTAAGTAAGGAAGATATGTACGAAACTGATATCACAAAGGCTTTTGATAAGTTTTCAAGTAGTTTCGGTAAGTTGATAGAACACTTAGATGAAATAGTTCTGGTAGAAGAGGTTGTGTTTTGTAACGGCTCTAAGAATAACTTCAGAAACACCATTACAGACACTTATAAAGCTAATAGGACAGGCGAAAGACCTTTAATATTATCTGAACTACATGATGTTGTAAAGATGTCTTATAATTCATTTTATGGGGATGGAGTGGAGACTGATGATGTTGTAGCCACTTTATGGGCAGAAGAAGTTAAAAAGAATGGTGTAGATTCTGTTGCTATAATGTCATTAGATAAAGACTATAAGCAGTTTCCTTGCTGGTTTTTTGACTACCACTACAAAAGAAGGGAGCTTTATAAAATAACCCAAGAAGAAGCGGATAATAACTTCTACTCACAGATGATTATAGGCGATACTGCTGACAATATAAACTACTGCAAAGGTTTTGGTAAGTCTTATGCATTAAAGCTTCTTAAAGAGTCTAAAAATGAATACTCCTTGCTAAATAAAACATACAGGCTTTATAGTCAAATACACGGAAGTGATGCAAAAGATATGTTTAATGAAGCTAGGTCATTACTAAAACTAAAAACAGATTGCTATGAGCAAATTAGACGAGGATAATTATATTATAGAGCTGTATTTTGGCAACGCTTTGTTAGAGATACAAGACGGATTGCCTAAAGAGATATTGCAAGAGACCTTAGAATATTATGAAGAGCAAGAACTTTATTTAGCTTGTGCAGGTATAAAAAAGGCTTTAGATTGGTATGAAACACAAATGTTTACTAAGACTATGGTAAAAATAAATGAAATAATTAAGGATGATGATTTAAGCGACTTAAATTATAGTTCTTGGGATGAAGATTAACAATTAAATAAAACAAATATGAACAGTTTAGAGAAATTAATGGAGATTACAGAAGGTTTTAATGAAGAGATGGCTGAAGTTGAAAGAGAGAGAAGGATGGATATAATAGCGCAGAATGGAAATACAGGTCATCATTACGATTTGTCAAACGCTTCTAGCAATACAAAGCCTGTCTATAAGGTTACAGGAGCAGAGGAAAGAAAAGGTATGCCTGTTTACTCTGGAGTACTTACTTATTTTCCTGATGCATTGAAAGAAGTATCTAAATGTAGCTTAGCAGGACAAAAGCAACATAATCACGGAGATAAGCTATATTGGGATAAGAACAAGAGTACAGATAATGCAGATGCTTTGGTCAGGCACTTAATAGACCATAATAAGAATCCAATAGATGATGATGGTATATTACACCTTGCAAAAGTAGCTTGGAGAGCATTAGCTACATTACAAATATATTTAGACAGTAATAAATAAGACACTATTAGAACACTTATAAAGGATGGCAGTTAGCTATCCTTTTTTTTGCTTTAATTTAATTAAAATGTTAAAGTTTTGTTAAAATCTGTTAATAGATAGTTGATAAACAAAAAAGACATTGTATCTTTGGTATATAATTAAAAACAAATATTATGGCAAGATTATTTTACACAGAAAATGGATATAACAGAACAATAGTTAACTTTTACGAGTTAGTTAAAGAAACTGAATTTTTCTTAACGTTAGTTCAGGTTGGAAAGTATAATTATGATAATGGAGTAACACCAAATACAACTGAATTAAAGGGAGATAATTTTAGAGTCAAAAAAACAAATTCACTTTATAGAATTTGGAACGGACAGAATTTAAAAGAGAATAATAATTATACATACACAGGGGCATAAAAAACAAAGGGTTGTAAAAACCCCATTAAAAACAAAAAAGATGAAAAAAAGTAAACAAGACCAAGTATTATCAAACAAGGTGCACGCAGTAGTAATGTGCGTAATAGTAATAATAACAATAAATATATAATTATGAAGAAAGTATTAGGATATTTTTTAGAAGGTATTGTTTATTTTGTAATGACTGGATTAGTTGTTTATATGATACTAATGTTTTTATCAATGATTATCAAATTATTTAAAAACTAATTATGAAAGAAGAAATTAAATTAGCTATTCAATCAATCCAACCATCTTACGAAACAACAGGTAGTTATCGTTATCCTTTGCCTAATGAGGTAACTTTGTATTCTGATAGTAGTGCTTATTTAATAGATTTAAACCTTAAAGAAGGTGTCTTAAATGCGGAATTATGGCAAAGTGAGGAATGGGTTAAATTAAATGAACAAGATGTTTATTATATTTACACTTACTTAAATGGTTTGCTAGAAGAAGAAATAGAGTTAACTAAAAGGCATTACGAAGAAGAAAGATACGAAGAACAAACAACTTACTTTATAAGGTAACGGTAGGTATAAGGTTAGTTGCGTTAATAATGACAAACCAAAATAAATAAACAAAAAATAAAATGACACAAAATCAAATAAACCACTATAATAGTTTAATGAAGCAAGATGCTGAGCACAAAGAAAAAGTTATAGAAATACTAGAAACAGATTTTGGATGGAGAAACATCGAGCAAAGAGATGAATTAGTTATTGAAATGATGCAAGATACTATAGAAGCAACAAAAAAAGCATTTTCTTTAACCGATGTTGTTGCAAGTGTTTACGACAAAAAATGCAAAAAGTTTAATGAGGAAGTAGAGCGTATTAAAAAAGATGGAGGTAGTAGTGGGTATTGGTGAGTAAATATTTGTTGCCAACGACCAGTGTAAGAACTGTTGCGGATAGATATGCACAAACTATCGGATAAAAACAGAATTAATTAAATAGAAAATAAACATTAACCAAGCAGTAAATAGCAATAGATTATACACATTGTTACCTGCTTTTAAAATTACGGAAATGACAGTAAAAGACTTAATTGAAAAACTAAAAGAATTACCGCAGGATGCAAAAGTATTTCATTTGTGGGATGGCGAGCCAAGAACATCTATAAATGTAGTTTATGAAACAAAAAATGGTGCGGTAATGACCGCTGATTATGGACAAGTTTGTTATTCATCTTCTGCAAGACCAAAAGATGCACCAAATAGCGAAGAAGATAGATATTGGCAAACACAAAAAGACCCAAGAGGATATACAGAAGAAGATGAATGGGATTACTAACGTAGTAATTTTTATTGCAGGTAACACCAAGATAAGAAAGCGTTTCAATGCTTTTTATCAACTGTTGACCAACGTTTTAATGTTGGTAATTAATAATAAATAAATAAATTATGGCGTACATGAAAGAAGATTACTGCACAAAGTCAGCAGACAAATTATTAAATAAGTTTAAAGAATTAACAAGATTCAATATTACATCAACATCAAGAACTCCTGAAAACTCATTTCTAAGAGCCTTATCTTACAAGATACTTGTTGATTTGAATTACATGAATGACAGGCAGATTTCAGAGTATTTCGAATCTAAAGGTATTAAAAGACAGAGGAGTTCAATATATCACGCATTAAGTAAAATCGACTCCTATTACTTGAACTACTCAGATTTTAGGGATATTTATGATATTTACTTTGAAGATAAGGCTGAAGAAAGCAAGGTTAATAGTGAAAAAAGAGCCAAGAAGCTTAAAGCTATTGAAAATAAAGTTGTAAGAAGTAGTCCTAAAGCTATTCCTGACCTACTAAAGACCCTTGTTGATGGCATACCAGACGAAAGAAGGCAAGAAGTGTATGAAATGCTTAATCTAAGAGTTAAGTCGTGGGAGTGGAAGTCTAAAAATGAGTATGAGATAATAGAAGGTGATAACGGAGTAGGTAATAACACTTGGAATCAATAACTAAAAACAGAACACCTTAATTTAAGTTACCATAGTATGAGTAAATCAGAAGAAATAAAACCCACAGACGGAAGAAAAGGTAATTCAAGAAAGAAGTCTATACCTATCTTAGCTGCACCTGATAATGAAAGGTCCAATAAACCAGCAATGAATACGGCTAAGAAAAGCAGGAAGAAGCAGTACGCTAAGAAAGCTATTAAAAATATATTTGGTAGTGAGGTTAATGCTTTTGAGAGCTTAGCTAAGAAGGCAGAAGAAGGTAGTTATAATCACATGAAGCTACTGTTAGATTTTGCCTATGGTGACGAAAGTGAGGGCAATGTAGCTAGGGTTCAGGCTCCTGTAATAAACTTCTTTGGAGATAGCCCTGAAGGAAAAGCAATAAAAGAAAAAATAATAGACGTAACACCAAAAGAAGATGATAAATAACTTTAATATTACTACAATAATTATTGATTACATACCAAAAAATAAGCTAAACAAAGTGACTGCAAATAATATTTGCTGGTGGACTACCTGTATAGTAGGGTTAGAATTAGATAACCTAGCAGATGTTTACGTTTTTTTAGATAGAAAATTAGACTTAATAGATGAGTAGCAACATAGATATCCACAAAAAATACATACCTATTTTCAAAAACGAGAGTAGGTATTTCGTTGTTACGGGCGGAAGAGGGTCAGGAAAGTCTTTTGGTATAAATGTATTTCTACTTAATCTAACCTATCAAAAAGGACATAAGATACTTTTCTCTCGTTACACAATGATATCAGCACATACCTCTATTATACCTGAATTTATTGAGAAGATTAACTTAATGGGTGTTCACGAAGATTTTAGGATTACTAAGGATGAGATAATGAATCTAAAGACAGGTAGTAGTATCATCTTTAAAGGTATTAGAACCTCTTCAGGTAATCAAACGGCAGCATTAAAGTCTCTTAACGGTATTACAACATTTGTTGTAGATGAAGCAGAGGAATTGGTTGATGAAGGTGTGTTTGATAAAATTGATTTCTCTATACGTTCTTTGCTTAAGCAGAACAGAGTTATACTTATCTTAAATCCAACCACAAAAGAGCATTGGATATACCAAAGATTCTTCCAAAATGAGAATGTACTTCCTGCATCTAATACAGAAAAAGGAGATACAACTTATGTACATACAACATATAAAGATAATAAGAAGAATTTATCTCAATCATTTCTACAGAGGATATTTGAAATGAAGCGTAAAAGACCTGACAAGTATCAACACCAAATATTAGGTGGTTGGTTAGCTAAAGCAGAGGGTACTATTATAAGAAAATGGAGAGTTGGAGACTTTATTCCTACAGAGCTTACTTGCTATGGTCAAGATTACGGATTCTCAGCCGATTTAACGACACTTGTGAAGATTTCTATAGATAAGCACTCAAGAAAGGTTTGGGTTAAGGAAATCTACGGAAAAGCCAATCTAACGACATCTGACATAGCTACTAGA